ATAGCTTGTATTCCAGCACCTCTTGCTGTATATTTTTGTACATCTGCACCACCAATTGCACTAATACCTGGTCTTTTTACACCAACACTAGATTGATTGACTTGTGTTAATAAACCATATACAGATGTAATACCATTTAGATTTGATGATAAATTATTAGTTTCTAATCCTGCACCTGGTGGTAATATTATTTGATTACCTAATCTTAATGTTTTACCTTTACGACTTGTTCCATCTTTAAATGCTACAACCATAGATGCACTATCCATAGCACCATCTACTGCTCTACATAAAAATCTATTGTTAATAACTACAGAAGGATATATTCTATGTCCTATACCTTTAATACCATGAAAGTATCCATTACCAATATTACAAATAAAAGGTATAAATACTTCTTGTATTTTATTATATGCATCTGGGTTTTCTAAAATAAATTGTGATGCTTTACCACGTTCTTGTATATAATGACTTATTTTACCAGTTTCTTCTCTTACTAAAATGTGTGCTACTTTTATTTCACTAGCTAATGTTACTTCATATGCTAAAGAATTATTTTCTATATCTCTTTGAAGTTCTTCCCAGTCTACTTGATCATAGCTATTTTTCTTTACAGAATTTTCTATTACTTCACGTATTACTTGTTTATTCCAACCCATTGCTTCTGCTGATGGATTATTTATATAACTCATAAGTTGTGGTATCTGCATTACATCTAATACTACAGCACAATCTATATAATCTACACTAGCTTTAGTATTTTTTGGAAATAATACTTCACCAGTTTTAAATGCTTTCCATTTCCATTCTTCTTTATTTGGAAATAAAGGAAAACCATCACCATGTAAATTCATAGAGTTTGCTAACATCATCATTTCATATTCAAAACCACACCAAGAATTAATTAATTTTTTTAATTCTTCTGATACAATGTTTTGCCAAAATGTACCTCTACCCATATATTGATTTAAATCTTTTAATTTACAATCAACTATATTTCTACCACCTAAAAATAATTCAAAAAATGATGTATTACGTGCTTGAATAATACCTTCGCCTTCACGAAAGTTGACATTACATCTATGTCCTTGTCCAGTTTTCTTTAATGTATCAGAGTCAAATGGAGCATTACCACTTACCATTCCACTTACTTTATTACGTTTATTTGCTCTAGTAATATCAAAGTGTACTAAATCTTCTACTAAATCATGTGCATGTTCTGGATCAGTTATTCTTCGCATTTTCTTCCTCACGTGCTTTTACAGCATTTACAATTTTGTCGGCTAGTTTCTTTTTATCTTCACCATTACGAACTTTTAAATCAATTCCATTGTCAGATAAAAACTTACGTATTTCTCCATATTTACCAACTTCCATATTATATCTAAGTTCTTTATAAAACTTATCACGTTCTATATCATAATCTGTTGCTGGTGGTGGTGCATCTAAATCTAATTCTTGTACTTCTGTAGGTATACCTAATATACTCATTCTTTTTAATAGAGTCCAAAAAACTTCTTTTCTTTGAAGTGTTTCTATACTTTCAAATTCTGTTCTTCCTAACTGATTTAGTGGTGTTTTAAATTCTGTACCATCTGCTGTAGTTGTTTTTAATGTACATATTGTTTCATATGCATTATAAGCATCACCAGTTGGTTTTGTTTCAAAATCTAAAATTACACTAAAGTTATTCATAACTATCCTCCAATTCTTTTTTCTTCCAGCAGAAATCTGGATATTTTTTTATTTGTTTTTTTCTTGTAGTTTCTTGTAGAATTTTCTTATCTACATGCACGAGTGCTTGTATAAAACATTTACAAATACCACATACTTTTAGGTCTTTGTCAAGCGTTGTTTTTCTTTTTCCTTTAATTCTATTTACTAAAGATTTAAATCCTTTACAAGTAAAGCATCCTGGGTTCTGTACATTCATTGGACATGATGCACAAATTGATGCTCTTTTTTCTGCAATTTCTTCAGAAACAAATGCACCTTTACCTAAACGAATCATTAATGCCATTGCACTTGTACCATTTAATACATCTGATGGTGTATAAACTAAAGATTTAGAATTAGAACAATAAATTGATGGACTTCTTAAACAAATATAATCAACAATTAATTGATTAATATCAGCAGGAACTTTTATTTTATTTAAAATATAATGATCTAAAACATCTCTTATTAATTCATCAAAGCTATCTGACTTTATAATAACATTTGTTTCTGGAATATTATATTCCCATCCACAAGGTGGTGTCAAGTCTTTATTGTATATTTCAGATTTCAAAATCTGTAAGTCCTTCATCCATAGTTATTTCCGTACCTTCAAAATCATCTTCTTCAAAACCACCAGACTCTAACATTTCTGTTTCCATATCAGCATATTCTTCTAATTCACTTTCTGCATATGATCCAGTACCGCCAATATTTTGCTGTGGTAATATGTTTAAAACTTTTCTTACTACTTCTATAGCAACAACTGCACTATCTGCTTCGTCTGGAGAGTAACCAAGTCTTTCTCTTAAAATAGATTTAGACTCTATTACAACTTTACGACTATCATTAGATGAAAAGTCTAACAATCTTGTACAAAATTGTTTACAAGCTTCATCATCTAAATTTCTTATCATATCATTTTGTACATAAGTACCAAATCTACCCCATAATTCTGTAACATAGTTTGTATATAAGTCTTTTGCAGGTCTTCTATCTTGTACAGATATAGGATCACTACTACTACTGCCAGAAAACTTAACACGAAGTATACCTTGTTCATTTAATTCTTTTTCTAATGCATCAGCAAGCATCCATTGGTTACCAGTACAGTCCATTCCTATATGCATTGCAGATACATTTAGGTTAATTATATGTTTTGCTAACTCTCCACATAATGTATCTAGCATTAATTCGTTTTCTTTTGCTACTAATTGTATACGAATAGGTTCTTGAAACTCTATTTTATATTCATTGTCATTAGCTATACCTACTTTTGCAGGGTATAAAATACATTTATCACCTCCAGCAGAGTAAGCTGGGTCAATTCCTATGACTGTAATAGGTGTAGATTGCCAAAAAGCAGGGGTTTTTACGCTATATTGCTCTATTGTTTTTTCGTTCAAAACAGACCAAATAATGCCATCTGGGGGCATAAAACCTCTTCTCATGGTCCAAAATCGTGGTGAATCTTCTCCAGGATCTATTCTCATTTCATCTATTTGCTTTTCAGTAAGTAAAAATGGGTATCTATCTGGATCATCTACACCTGGACTCTTTAATCCATCGAAATATAGGCAATATCCTTTAGGTGTTTTCCATTCTTCGTGTTCAGATGACAGTTTTTCCCAACCATCTATTGGAATAGACTTTGCTCCTAGTGGATCTATCTTTGACATAGGGTTACCCATACCTAAAAATCCACCTTCAACCATACCAGATGATAAATTATCCCATGCTGTAACTGCTGCTTCTCTAGTTGCTTGCATTTCGTCTACTATTAAGTACACATATTCATTGTGCATACCTATTAAATTACCTAATGCATCAGCTTGTGTACCCATTTGTACTGCTACACCATGTATTCCAGACAATGGATTTTCTGGATCAAACAAAATACTAGTAGATGACCTACGAATTACGCCTGGTAACTCATGTTCACGCATTTTATAGAAGCGAACTACTTCTCTCCATATACGTTTTTCTAACATTTTGCTTGTAGTAGAGCAAACAATGACAGTTGTGTTGTGTGGTGATGCTAACCAAGCACATAATGCTAAAACTCCAGCATCTGTAGACTTACCAGTAGCAGATGCACCCCACCAAGTTTGAAATTCACGATCACTATCGCCATTCATAAAGGATTTACAACGTCTTTCCATCCATTTATTCCAAATATAACCACGTTGTTCGTAAGAATATGCACCTTTTTCTACAATAAATGACTCTGGAAACAGTTTTTTTACTGCATTTTTCATATGTTGCCATCTTTCTAGGAGTTTACCGCCTAGTTTTTGACAATGTTTATAGTTTCTCCATATATATAACTCTATATATGCAGGATGTTCATGCTCATCAAACTCTAAATTGTATAATACTTGTCTTCCCATTACACAATATTGCCTTTTATGATACGTTTATTTTCTATAATAAAATCATCTTTATCTAAATCCATCATAGCAAAGCCATGATTCCACTTATTAAACGTAGCATACTCTGGTCGCATATCACATAAACAACCTAATGACCAACAATGTACATATTTATCATCAGCAGTTTTAAAACAATGTTGTGATGTCTGATGTCGGTGACCTGCTATTGCACATACTCCAAGATTAGTTTGGAGAGTACGAGCAAAGTTAACTGGTGCTGCTGATCCAAATATTTCATGACCATGTATAATAGTTAAGTTTTTACCTGCTTTCATACGTTGTCTACCAGATACTTCTTCTATACCCCATTTACGAAATTCTAATAAATTATACATTTCAAAATCTGTAACACCACAAATTTCTGGTGCTTTACTCCACATGTATTTTTCCCATCTTTCTTCATGATTACCAATCTTATAAAAGATTCTAGTTTTAGGATAGCGTTCCCTTAAATGAGAAAGGAACTGACGAACTAACATCAATTCCCTTGC